CGGACGAAGGTACATTGCGTTTCCGAACATCATATGTCTTCCCCCTCTGTTTCCTCATGCGACATCATTCCGGCATAAAAATAAGGCGGTGTTATCCGCCCTGTTTCTGGATTTTCCGCCAACGGAAGAATTGCTTCGGCCGAAGCTGCACTGGCTTTCAAGTCTTTTTTCAGATCCTCATACATCTCTTTCCATAGTTTGGCCCGTTCCCCCATGGATAAGGAGAGTGGACCAACCTTTGTATCGGGTTCAAATGCAAACTTCCGCATAATGCTTTCAAGGCAACGAAGTTTTGCTTTTTTCCATTGTCTCGCCGTCGGAACCTTTTCCGGAATCACCGCATTGTATTCCTCATCACAGAGCGCACAAGTCTTTTCTTTTCCCTCGACCATTACATCTCCGAGTTCAAAACGCATACGGTCTTTTCCGTATTTAGCAATATTCTCCGGTTCGTACTGATATGTTCCAGGCATCAGGCATCACCTGCGCTTTCCTCCAGTTCCCCAAGGTTCTTCGCCTTAGTTTCAGCTTCTTTCTTTACAGCAGTTCTCGAATCTACTGCATTCAGAAAGATAAGCACTGTATTATCCTCTACAGTGTCTCTAATATGAGCTACAGCATCCTTCTGGTTCATCTGCATAGTTTTTACTGCTTCTTGAAGCTGAGGCTCTGTAACGTCCAAATCGAAGCCCTTATCTCCTTTTACGATTTCGATTTTGAAGAATACTTCTCCGACTGATGCCACGCATTCCTCAAGTGTTTCAACCGGAATACCGTCACGAATCACAGTCAGCACTCCCATTTTTTCAAGAGCTACCGGATCAGTGACTGCTTCGGCCGGGATTTTCTCTCCGATGAAGTATCGTTTTCCGCTCAGAGTGCATGGTTTATTTGCAACAAGCTTCATATGGCACCTCCTTAGACTGCAGATTTGTAGAATCTCGCCAGATCATCGGATGTCTTATGCATATCTGTTGCCATAAGTCCTTCCACGTATTCTGTATGTGTTCCATTCTCGCCAAGATAGTTCAGAATCGGAAGTATCTGTCCATTTCCAAGCATATCCCATGTAAAGATGTAACCGGCAGACGGTTCATCAATGCTTGGTGCGTTTGTGGCATAGGCAAGAAGGAATGCATCCGGATCTCCGATGTACTGCATGTTTTCATCTTCTCCCATGCCGGCATTGTTCATGATGGATTTAAGCACCACGATC